CTGGCCACGTGGTTCCCCAGGACTGCGTGATAATCTTGCTATCAGTATAATACGACTTGCCGGTGGGAGAGGCAGCTTTCGAGCCGCCTCAGGAGATAGCGTTGTAGGTAATGCGGGGAAACTCGCATGTGTAGTGACCCTGCCTACTTGTGTTTCGACACGGGTGGTCTAAGCTGTGTGGACCGGGTGGAATGCCCTGCAAAATCAGCCAAGAACATTGGATTACCAAGCGAGGAAGAGAATTTGTGCTAATTCTTCCTGCTCAGGCTTTGTTCTTGAGGTTCGGAGCGTGTATTTACATGCTACTGTGGTGATGTTCGCCGAACTCAAACTTAAAGGATATGATCATGCGCAATGCTGGTACTGCGTGAAAGCGTGGGCAGCTTCGGCTGCGGCTATTAGTGATATGCCTGCCCTAAGATAACCTCACTGCTACAACAACAACACATGAATCCCCTGCTACGGCAGAAGGTGTGGCACCTTCGGGTGTCGCACATGCAGCTCCTTCGGGTGCTGAACCATCGAACTCGCAGACGTTTCAGATTGTGACCGACTATTCGTTCCTCCGACCAGTAAGAGGGGCGGGTGGTTTGGTCGATCCGAGGCCGGCGGCCCGCAAGGGCAAAAGTGCAGTAGAGCCATCTGCACCGCCACCTTCTGAATCAGATAGCGGGAATGAAGGTAGAGACTCAGGCCGGAAACGGAAGAGCAAGAGAGAAGCTAAATCTCGGGCTAAATCTAAGTTGCCAGACAAGAAGGGTAAGGTTCCCACTGGGAGGAATCCAGACCGGAAGTCAGGTGATAAGAAACAGCCCAGACCGGGGAAATCCCGGAAGCCCCCGCCTCCCAAGGGCGTGGGAGGCGACTTTTGTGATGGGGGTGATGATCCTCCCCCTGATCGCCCCAATGGCAAGGGAAAGTTGCCGAAGCAGACACCAAAGAGGGTGACGCTACCGTACCGAGTGACCGAGAAAGATTTTGATCGGCTCAAAGAGCTCTTCGGTCCGGACATAGTGAATCCTGAAACTGGTGCCCTCCATATTGATGGGCTCTGGGAGAATCTTCGTCGCTTAGGTGACAAGTTCTTCGGGGGGGGCCGGTGGTTACCCAACCGAGAATGTTTGAAGGGGAAGGAAGCTGGTCTTTCCTGGACGACCGAGGCTGTGCTACGACATGGCATTCTTGAAGAAAGCATAGTACGGGGCGCTCAGATTGTATTGCGATTTGCCGGGGGGTCATCGACCTCCTCGGTCAGTCTTGAGCGCCTTTGGAAATGCAGGGTTATGGCTACTTTCGGAAACCTTTGCTACTACGTCGACTACGATGCAGGGGCACCTCCAGTTTCGACATATACAGCCGATAGTATGTTCAGCTTTCTAGGCAAAGCGCTGACATACTTCGCATGGGGTCAGACATATTATATCGTCGACGCGCCTTATACATCCGGCACTTCGGTGCTGGACATTGCAAGTCCACAGTTTCATACTGTTGCGGGGCAGGTCAGAGCCCCCGTGATAGCAGTACCATCAACACTGCTTCAGGAATTGTACCCAAAGGTGGCTGGTCGTGAGCGCAATGAAGAATTGTTGCGTTCGCTGATGAGGTATGCTCATATCGAAGTAAGACAATCCAACTTGGTCCACCCTTCTTGTCGGGGGGTGGTAGCGTCCAAACTGGCATTCTTGGCGCTAACTCACAATGCAGAGAACGAGATGGATATGTACAAAACGCATGTGCCGGCGGCACTCGGCATAAATGATGCAGCGAAACGGGCGTGGGCAGGAGAGACTAGGCGCAGAGTCCTTCCTCAAGCGTTCGTGATTGCTAGCGTTCTCCTCGTTGCCTATCGAGAGAGGCGCAGGCTATCGCGTCTCGCATCATTATCGGCCTACTCCCTAGGGAGGATGGTCGGTTTTGCGTTTAAGGTGAAAGAAAGATACCGTAATACGGTGATTGGATCCGCAGTATCTGCTGGGTGGAGTGGGCTTTTGTCAGCCCCTGCACTGTACAGTCAGTACTACAGCACGCGGGCTCCGTTTGTGCGGGGCAGCATAGCCGACATTGTCATGTCTCGTGGCGATGTCAGTGATGCTGGCTTGTTTTGTGGCGCGACCGTCGTCTCTGCGACAGCTGAAGAGCTGTTCAAAAGGTCGCACCCCGCAGCGGAGCTCAGCCTGGTCTCCCTCGAAGCCTGGCACCATGGTATTGAAGCTTACTGGCCTACGTTGCTAGTACACCTGGTTTGCACAAGGCTGAGGTTAGAACAGGGCATAATGCTGCACACGCTTTGGAACTTGCTGGTATGTTCCGAAGGTCGACCAGCGTCTTCGCAGATTAATGCGCCGGACGATGTGTGTGTGGATGATCCGT